CCAATAAGTATACAGTAATTGCAGTCAATACTCTTTTATCAATCAATGATACAATAGATTTTCATTCGCTTACTAAACGACAGAAAGTACCCTTTTCCATGAGAATGGAACTCCGGTACATCTTTGTTAAGAAAACAATGAACTGCAACCCGGTAAAAGATTTTAAAATGAAGCTTCCTTATTATCTGGCAAATGAATTACTGGATATACTGAGAGAATATTTTGAATCTGGAGCCTACCACAACGGTTTAGAAATGTTGAAAAACCAATTACATCCACAATTATTATGAGAACATTTGTAGCAAAACATCAAAAATCAGGACTTAAAATGACATTTAAATATGGTTTAAATAATGTTTTAAGGTCTATAGAGTTTGACGGTGACTGGCTGGTGGAAGGTATAGAAAAAGTAAAGATGATATTTCCATCTAGTACAGAGAAAATGCTTACCGAAATGCAAAATCAGAAACAGGATAGCAAATGGGTATTTGCCGAGCTGACGGAGGTTTCTTTCGATGCATTTTATAAGAGATATCCTAAGAAGGTCGGAAGAAAGGAAGATACACAGAAAGCCTGGAATAAATTATCAGAAGCGGATCAAATGGAAGCCATCCTTTTTGTTTCAGAATTGATAAGATTAAAAAATGATGGTACAGCATTCCCTTACCCTTCGACTTACCTAAATAAGAAATATTGGAGATAAATGATCCGTATAACCGAAAAAGATAAAGAAACCATTCTTATGGAAATTAAAATGCACCTTCCCCAGATAAGCGTTATTAACTTTTTGCAAAAGAAGGGGTACGAGATAAAAGCTTATATTTTAGTCCTCGATACTGAGGAAAGTATGCTTTTAAGTGAACCGAGACGGGAAATATGTACTTTTACCGCTACAAAGTGCGGAGAGCCTCAAAATGCACACTCTATCTATTTAAACGTCTTTGAAAATGAAATTAAACAACTTTTAAAAGAATTAAAATCATGAATTCATTTGAGAAAATTATCGAAAAACACAGAAAATATTATAATGTCATTCGTATTCTCAACATTGTAATAGGCGGAATTGCTTTTGTAATCGCGTTGATCGCTCTTATTATTTCTTTAGTGAAATAATAAGGGCAATAATGCTGATAATAAAAGCAAGAAGGCTGATTATAGTATCATAACCTAGCTTAAAATATTCAAAATCAAAACGACGGTTTTCTTTTCTTTTGCGTCTGGCAATAGCAATATTCCCTCCTTCGTCCTGAATTAAAGAAAACCCTTTTTGTGTGACAAAATAAGAATCCCGGTCTGTATATTTTTCAATATAACCACAAAGCTCTAAGTAATTGAGATAGCCTGATATTTTGTCTGATAGAAACCACAGTTTGCCTTTACTGGGCTGGGATATTCGAGTAAAGTCTCTCTCCACACTTTTAGCGGTAAAACCAATTGTTTTACGGATACTATTCTCATTACTTAAAAGTATCACATCTTTCCAGAAGGCGTCGTGATTTCTTTTGAATTCTTTTACCAAAGGCTTATACTGATCATATTCCATTGTTTCTATTTTTACAAAGATAACATTTCGTGTTTTTTCAAAAAAATTATATTTAAAAGAGCTTTAAGAGGTTAGGAAATTCTACCCTTTTTATTGAACCCTTTCAAGGGATAACGCCAACTTGTGAGAATAAAAAACGCTCTTTATCTTTGTATTATGACAAGAAAAGAGCGTTTAAATTATCGGAATGAAAAGGTTAGGGATTTTTTTACTAGCCTTGAAATAAAGCATCCAGAATGGAAGCTCTCGGCTCTTTTAGAAAAAACAGCCTCTGCGTTCCCTCCCATTTCTCCATCAACGGTTTCGGCAATCCTAAAGGAACAGGGTACTTATTCAAAAAAAGTAAAAATTTAATAGGTTTATTAAAATTTGATTATATTTGCATTGTCAGCCATACTTCTGGCGGGCGTCCTTCAGGGATTAGTTGAGTCATCAATTAATCCCTGTCGTATTTATGGAGTTTTCCTTTATGCAGGAAATACAGAGAATCCTTTTCATAGTGAGATTTGTTTGTAGTCGGATTGATATTTTTGTGTCCAAAAATAGCTTTAGCCTGTTTTTTCATGATCTTCTCTGTTAAATCATCTCCATCATATTGCAAGATGGCGATAGCATCCTGTTTCATGGCTCTGTTTGCATTTTTGATAAACTTGCCAGGATTTTCTACCTCCTTAATGTCATAATACAGCTTACCGACTCTCAGATCCGGATTTTTATCCAGCGAATACTCTGGAAATACTACCTTTCTAAAATCAGTAAATTCCTTTCGGTGTAATATCGGAAGTATTTCTGCATTCTGCCCTTGTTTGGCAAACTCTGTAGCAGCCTGCAAAATACTTTTATAATCACTCTGTTTCTGTACCAGTAGATGCTCAGATACAGAACCTTTCTTAAATTTAGCAATCGTGTTAAACTGCTCCTTTCTAGGTTTACTTAAAACCTGCTTTTCATAAAGCTGCTGGGCGTAATCTGTAATTTCCTTTTTCTCATTACCATTCAAACCGACAGCATAGGCGGTATCATTAAATATTTTGCCACTTTTCGCCGGGTTATTTTCAAACTCCATTTTGAGCTGCAGCCCGCCTTTTATTTCGGTAGGCTCCTCATCGGTTTGCTCTATATCACATCGGCAGCCCCAATCCAGAGGAACAGTATGGGTATCCCAGAACGGATCATTAAAAGGGCGTATCGTTCCGTCTAATACTTCATGTTCCGGGCGTACTCTCTTATCATGTACCGTTACTAATTTTAGGTTGGGATATAAATCTACATTCTGCTCAAAGTCCTTCCATTTCCCCGCCATGTTTGCAATGGCGATGGTCTGGTGATATTCACTGTTGAGCCAGCGGGAATTGTAATCACCCGAAACCTTATAAGCTTCTTTTAAAAACTCTGATTTCGGAGTCAGTTTTCCGTCTTTAGTTAAAAGCTCTTCTAAAGCATTTTTAAAGGATGTTTCTTTGAAAGCAGAAAATTCAGCAATATTTTTCTTCAGTGAAGCAGCAAGCTCAGCATCATAATGCATAATGCCCGGACTGTAACCTTCGTCAATTCCTCCGGAAAGTTTATCAAAATAATAACTCCAAAGCTTTTCCCTGTTTTCGGGTGATACCTCCTTTTCATCAAAGAGATCATTAATATATCTTTCAATCAGCCTGCTCAAACTAAAATCCGCCGTTAAGCGGATTGCTTCATCATGCCCGCAGCATTTCGTCCTGTAATTGAGCTTAAGCAGGCTTAATCCTTTTTTGGCTTTTCTGTAGCCGGATTTTGAGCATTAGGCATCTGCTGAATTTCAGTGCCATACACCTCTTCAATGTAAGATTTTGGCAGGATGTAACCGCTTCTGAGGAATTCGCTATCTATTTTAATCTGCTCGCTGGGGTCTTTGGTTTGAGCCACTGCAATTTTATAGCCTTCAGGAATGGAGTATTTATGAATACGCATGACAGGAAGCAGCTTATCATTCAAAATGGAAAGCATTTTTTTCTCATCGGCAAAAATCAGCTCCTTTAAGGTATTTTCGTGTACCGTTCCCTGTGATTTGGAGCTTCCGTTTTCAGTGGTCATAGTCTGGTGCAGTACCAGCATGGAAAGCTCTTCCCGAAGTGCTTTAATTTTCTGGTAGAAAACATTAAAGGCATCTCCCTTACTGTTTTCCTTGATTTCAATTTCCGTTCCAATAGGAAAAACACCATACGGAGCTGATCCCATTTCCTCCAGCCATCCTGCCACCTCATTTTTAACAGTGTCACTCTGCGATGCAATTTTAGCAATACGGATCGGAACGCCGAATAATTCCTCGAACTCATCCCAGCTCCCCCATGAGTGGCGTTTGAGGATGGTATAGGGTGCAGCCTTTTCCAAAATCCCTGTACTGCTGTACATTTGCACTTCGATTAAAAACTCCGGATATTCAAGATAATTTAAGCCTTTGCTTTGTGAAGGGTCTGTAACAATGATTTTCTTTTCCGGGATGACCGCTCCACGCTAAATCTGTTCTGTGGTTAGGATCTCATTTGCGTTAAATTCTTTCAGCCATATTACACCGGTTCCATAATATACCGTTTCATGGGTTATCTTGAGAAAGTTTTCAAACCATGTTTTGTCCTTGATATATTCGGTACACTTATCATCTTTCTTTCCCTGCTTATCAACAAAAATATAGTCTTTGTTAGTACTTCGGAAAGTCCTGTTTTCGGTAATTCCTGTAAGCTGTCCGTCCAGCATCACATCATCATACACCTCCTGTAATAAATGATTTTGTGGATTATCTTTACTGTAACGCAGTTGCCGTCCCCTCTGCCAGTCCGATATCTCTTTTCGCCAAAGTCTGCGGTTTGTTTTGATAACATCCAGCATGAGCTGCGTTACTTTTTTTATATCTCTGGAATCACTCCCGGAAAGCTTCAGGGGCTTGTAAACCAAATTGCCTTTAATATCTGTCGTATGCTGTGTTGTCATCGCATTAAATTGTCTAATGTTCTTTTTAATTTATTGAATATCTGTCTCTCCAGATAAGCAGATTTCCCTATAAACTGTCGTTTCGGCAAATCCTCCGTACCCTGATTGTGATACTCGGCATAATCCTTATAGGTATAGAAAATAACCTTTAGCCTTTCCCTGCGTGTCCTAAAGGAATTACGCAGCTTATCTCCTCCGGTATTGTGTCCGGTCAAAATAGCCCTGCCTACCTCTTTCTGTCCAAATCTGGTGAGTTCGCCCTGGCTTCCCCTTCTGCCCGTACGGTAACGCATTTTATCACGTCCTTTGGTGTCCGTGGTTTTACGTTCCCTCCATTTTTCCAGTCCGCTGTCATTGAATCCCTCGTCCTGAAAATTCTTTTTAATAAAGTTTTTCCCTTCCACTTCAATAATCCTCATTGCCTGATCCGGTATTTTTTCTGCGGCTATATCAAAAAGCCGTTGCAGGTCTCGTAAACTACCAGCCATTGGGATATGATTTTCGGCTTCCCAGTTTCATAAACGGCACGTCTTTGTCAGGAATTCCGTCTCCGTCTGTATCAATCTTTTTCGGTGGTAGATCGGCTTTCCGTTTTCCTGTAGAGATTTCTTCAAGCCATTTCATTGCCTCGTCATAATCTGAAGTGTCCAACACTCCAGGCTTTCTTCTTTTTTGAAGTTTATAGAATACAAGGTCTTTGAGATAGTTTAACACTGTCCGGGAGCGATCGTCCCCCTGCTTGCTGAATATCAAATCTGTATCATAATAGGAGCCTATATTGGTTTTGATAAGGTCTATCATATCGTTAATGACTTCATTAACCATACTTTCCTCTGTTCCCACAACTATATCAATAAAGGACTTTGGTGCCTCTGTGATCAGTTCATCTTTAGTTAGAAATGCCATTACTGTAATGTGATTTTTTTAGGTTGGTATTTTGGGGCTAATTTTCGGTAAATCATAGTAGAGAAACCCTGACGGTAGGAAAACATACCTTTCATTTCCTGTTCCTCGGTTTCGTCTTCGGTCTGCTGTAAGGGTTTAAACTGTTCGCCTTGCAGAAATTGCAGTTTATCGGCAATAGTATCCAGCAGATCAATTTCATTCAAGCCATGCTGCGGGTCTTCTGTTCCGTTATGCTGGTTGAGCCAGCCGTCACGGCAGTACAGGATTACATCTACGGAAACATTGCCCTCCTGCTTTTCTTCAGTCATGGTTTCATAGGATATTTTATTAATCCTTATCAGAGCAGCGACAAACAGATCCGGAAACCTATCGCTCTGCATTTGTTTGCGTTCCAGATCAACCAGCTCCATTTGTGGAATGGTCATCAGTTTTTCTTTTATCTTGATAAAAAGTTCTTTGCGTGGTGTCATAGCCTGCGTTGTTTCTTTTTTCCAAATGTGGGTTTACTGTTTTGGTAGTGGGTTTCTGAGTACCCGAAATAATTACGTCCGAGCCTTACCGCATTTTCCAGCGTGTCGGGAAAGTCATCATTTGCTTTAGTGCCTTTTTCAAAGGATAGAATCTGCTCCTGTGCGGCTTCCCAGTCCTGGGTATCTTTTAAATTTTTACTGATCATCAGTAGCTTATTAAAAAACACATCGGTTAAAGTAGCTTCAATTCTAATGTGCTTATCAGAATTTTGATGATTAGGCAGTGGTACTGAGGCGAACTTTTCCCTTTCGGCAGTGGACAGCCACGCAGTCTGGAATACGGCAGCCTGTGCAACGGTAGCATCATAAAATGACAATACGGATATTCCTTTCTGGGTATATTCCCGCATTTTGGTATAATGCCATTCCATTGCTTCGGGTAAATCGCACTGACGGCAGAAACAATCGAGCAAATAGGCTTTTCCTGATTTAAACCCGATAATAGCACACGCCTTATAATCTCCGTTACGAGTATAGGATAAATCCCAATGCGCAATAACACCGTCCCAAAACATTCCCTCCGGAACATCTACATATTTCAGCCATTCGGCTTTAAAGAGCTTTCCTTTTTCAATGGGATTATTATAGTCTTCACGCTGAGAGGTGTAGGAATCTGTTTTTTTGTTGATATTGATTACATCTTTTCGGGTAAGCCTCTGGTGCCAGCTCGGATTTCCGTATTCATCAGCAAGGTTTACCACACTTTCGTCAAAATGCTTTGAATTTTTGTAAGCCTCTTTTATACCGTCTAAAATTCCTTTCCTGACAATGTAATTGTTGGGTATAATCATCCTGCCTCTTCTTAAATGAAATGCTTTTCCGAGATCACCTGTGATTTTCTCTACATTTTCTTGTACAAGAATTTGGTTTTTAGCCTGTTTTCGGTCTTCGCAGTCATCAATAGAAGCAAAATCAATCCTGTTTGCGCCTAATCTCAATCCACGGAAAGGCTGGTTAAGCCCCAAACCTTTAAAAATACGTCCATCACCCGTCTGAAACTCTCCATCCGCCCAGTTACCATAACTCATCTGTACTCCAAAATCCTTTATATACCTTTCATTAAACTGTAAATGGGTTTGTAGGTCGGATAATAATAAATTGGCAAAGTCTTGATTTCGTCCCACCAATAAGCTAAAGAATATTTCGTCATTTTCTTTCAGGTGGCATACATTGCCAACATTGGTATGGATAGATTTTGCGCTTCCCCTGTACCATTTTCTCATCTGTACGATAAAAGGATCAGCAAAAACTTTCTCATACGAAGACTGGTGAAAGTCTGCGCACGGAGCATCTGCCAGAGACATAGAAACACCTACCCCGAAATAATAATCAAAGAACTGTGTATAGTTTTCCGGCTTTAAAAGAAAGTTGATTCGTTCTTCCTGCTCTTCCGCCGTTTCTTGGACGATGGAATTATAGGTAAGCTCCTTAATCATTTTTGATTTGAGCTTGAAATTTTCAAGTGCTGTTTTAAATTCCGTTACTGTCATTATATTATATAAGGGTTTCGATATAGCTTTCCTGAATTATTCTCATTTCTTTCAAAAGACGGAGATTATTTTCTCGTTTTTTTTCGGTTGATTTTGCCGTAATGTCTGTTTGATAATCAATAATAGCATCGTAGGCTTCCATATAGTAAACTGCTTTCTTTTTATTGTCATCCATTTCTCCCCATGCTTTTGCGAGCTTTGAAATCCCGTCAGGGCTGTAAGGCATCTGTTTGCCGGATTTGATGGCGGCAATATTGGAACGGATCATTGCTTTTATTTCACTTGGAGAGATATTCTGTAACTGCTTCTCTTCATCCCAGTTATAGCGTTTCTTCCAGTCTGTAAGGGTTTTAACACTTACTTTGATGGTTTCAAACTCTGAAATCGACTGTAAGGAAAAGCCACGGATATATAAACCCATAGCATCTTTCTGTTTGCGGTCTTTTTCGGCATTATTCATTCTGCCCTGCTGTTTTACCTCCTGGGTATCGGCAGTATCAACTTCTGTAACGTTCTTCTTTGCCATTACTCTTTATATTTTGCATCCACATTCAATTTACCCTCCTGGGTAAAAGCAATATTCTTTACATTCATTCCGTCATATTCGAGGTTTTTTTTAGCTTCAATAAGCCATTCCATTGCGTCCTCAGTTGCCAGCATCTGGTCGATTCCCACCCCCAGCTCCGGGAATAGTTTAAATTCTCCTTTACTGGCAAGCAGTATATCTTTTACATGCTGATTATCACTTTCACCTATAGCGAAATCTCCGTTTTTAATTTCGAGATCATCGGTAAATAAGAGGTCTTTCATATGCTTGTTATTTATCGCAAAATTCCACCGATTAAGGCTTTATAAAAATTTATCATTTAACCAGTATGGATTTTTTCAGACTGTATATGATTTTTTTCAGACTGGTTGATCGATAGTTTTTTTTCGGTTTGGCAATCCCCCAATTTTGTCCCAGAAATCAATTAGAAAAATGTCTAAGACTTACAAGTTTGTTGTTAATACAGAGAATGTAAACTCCTACGGGTACAGAGTGCTGACCGATGGTATTGATTACAGCCAGTATATGCGTAATCCTGTTGTGCTGTTCATGCACGAAAGGTATAACGATAAAAACCGTGGTGGTAAAGTTATCGGCAGAACTGTGAAGCTCTATAAGGAAAACTCCCAGCTCGTTGCTGAGATTGAGTTTGACGAAAATGATGCCTTTGCGCAGAAAATAGCCCAAAAGGTAGAGGGCGGGTTTATTCGCATGGCTTCTTTATATGCCGATGATCTGGTTACCTCAGTTGCTCCGGAGGATTTGCTTCCGGGACAGAAATACGAAACGGTAAAAGAATGTAAGTTGATTGAAATTTCCATCGTTGATATCGGCGGTAATGACGATGCCCTGAGACTATCCAAAAACAAAGACGGACAAATCCCGCTCAAATTAGTTAATCAAAAATCAGAAAATACAATGTCAGAATTAAAAACCATTGCCCTTGCATTAGGCAAAGCGGCAGATACAGGGGAAGCGCAATTGCTTCAAACTATCACAGAAATGAAGTTATCCCAAACAAAAGCAGAAACCGAGTCTAAAGAATGGGAGGGAAAATATAAGGCTCTTCAAAAATCAGAAGCGGAGACCATTACAGATAAAGCAGTGGTTTTGGGACTGGTAACGGAAGACTTAAAAGACGGTATTTTATTAGCATTTGAAGCCAACCATGAAGGGCAAAAAGCAAAACTGAGTAAGCTGATATCCGATAAGGAAGATGCTAACGGTAAAAACAAGAAACAAACCACTATTGCCGGAGCAGTACAACTGTCAAAGCAAAATGCATCCGTAACCACCGATGCAGGGGAAGGTCAGGAAACTTTTGACTACCTGCAAAAACACAACGTGGTAGAGCTGCAAAGAATCAGAACCGAAGAGCCGACAAAATATGTCCAGCTAGCAAAGGACTATGCATCAGGTATTCGCCACAAAGGTTAATTCAAAATTATTTAAAAACTATTTCAATATCATTTAAAATTATGAAAAAGAGACTTTCATTATTAGCTCTGTCTGTTAACTTTTTGACGGCTTTTATTGCATCATTCGTATTTGCACAGGCTGTTTCAGTTAATATGAATCCTTTAGTTGCTGCAAGTATTATTACGGCAGGACATGCGGTAATTACCTATTTCGCACCCGTTTCCTTATATAAAGGAAATTTGATGGAAGGATTGCAGACAGAAGTATGGGTAGCAGGAATTAAAGAAAACCCTGTCCCGGATAATAGCTTCGTATATGCTTCCACGGATATGTCCGAATATGTAGAACATAATAAACTACATCTGGCAGAGGCAGGAATAAAACCCGCCGTATTTGAGGATTACTTTGCAGGAAACGAAAATCCGCTGCCATTGGCAAATATACAGGACATTCCGAACGAAGTGGTACTGAAAACCTACTCCACAGAGCAGACAAGACACAGACAGCTTCAGGAAATAGAACTCCAGTATAATAAAAGAGACAGCGTGATCGGAAGACATAAAAAATCTCTAGCCAAAAATATTGGAAAAAGAGCAGCCTATATGTGGTCACCTGCTGTTAATAACGCATTCAACAAAATTCTTAATACCGGAGCTAATGACAGTATTCTTGATGCTGTAATTGATGCTGAGGCATTTATGAATGATCTGGATATGGTTGATAACTTCAATATCTGTTTCAATGCAGAACATATGGCTCGAATCAAAAAAGAGGACAAAAAACTGTATAAGGAAATTCTAAACGAAAAGGTTCTGTATGGTTTTAAAGTATTCAGATATACTCAAAATCCTATCTATACCGCTGATGGTGCAAAGAAAGCATTTGGAGCTACTAAAGATGCCACAGACAAAAGAAGTTCTATTATCTGGTGTTCAGACGAAGTATTCAGATGTTTTGGAGATACAGAAATGTATGCAACTTTAAGAGATTCCGGTCTGCAAGCAGATACCCTTTCCTTTGCACAAAGAGCATTGGTAGGAAATATCAGAGCTGCAAACCCTAAATATCTGGCAGCGATTCTTTAACCTTAAAATCATTCATCATGTTAAAAGATAAATTAAAATATTTCTTTGAAAATCAGTCGAATGACAAGGTATTTTCAACATCGGATGAGACGCTTTTTGTTCAGAAACAGGATGCTCTTGCCCATGCCAGAACATTAGAAGACGTTGAGGTCTTGGAGCATTTGAAATCAGGAAGTGTAACGGTGGAAGATCAGGAGGAGGATCTTATTGATATAGATCATGCCGGGTTACAAAGAAAAGCCCAAGAGGTGGCGCAGAATCAGCTTAAAGATACTGCAAAACAACCAACTCCCGCAGAACTGAAAGCCGCTAAGGATAAGGCAGTCTCTGAATATACGGAAGTTTTCGGGGAAGAGCCGGACACTAAACTAACAGCTGCTAAGATTTCGGAGCTTACTGAAGCTAAAAAAGCAGAACTGGCAAATACTCAAAACCCGGAATAATGCGAAACATATTATATATAGCCGTGCATTGCACCGCTACAGCACAGACCGCTACAGTGTCATCAATCCAGAATTATTGGAAAAATACCTTAAAGTGGAAAATGCCCGGCTATCATTTTATTATAAAGCCTGACGGTGAAATTGTAGAGCTTTTATCTATTGATAAAGTGTCTAACGGTGTAGGTGGCTGGAACTCCAAGATTATTAATATCTCCTATATCGGCGGTATTGATAAAAATGGCAAGCCACTGGATAACCGGACAGATGCCCAAAAAAGCAGCCTTTTGAAAAAGCTGAAAGAGCTTAAAAAGCAATTTCCCAAAGCAGTAATACAAGGACACCGGGACCTTCCAAAAGTTGCCAAAGCCTGTCCGAGTTTTAACGCCAAAAAAGAATATGAAAACATTTAAAACGCACTTTCTTTTTTTACTTACCATTTGTTTGATTTTAACAGCGTGCCGGACTACCCGGCAGGTTGTTAAAAAAAGTGAAAGCATAACGAATCAGGTAACGGAAAGTAAAGTAACCTATAAAGATACCATATTATATACTCCAAAAACGGAGGCAAATATGAAAATTCCGCTTTCTGAGTTTACACTCATCCAGCCGGAAATTTTACAGCCGGGATTTAAAGCAGATTTAAAGGCTTTTGAAACGCCAAAAATATGGACACAGAAAAACGGAAACGCTAAAGCAACCTTAAAAATTGTGCATGACAGTGTTTTCATCAAAGCAGAATGCGACAGCCTTGCCCTGGAAGCTAAAATCCGGCAGGAATACATAAACCGGTATGCCGAAAGTATAAAAATCAATTCTGATTTTGTGGAGAAGCAGACACGGCTCAACTGGATGACAATTATTGCCTGCGTGATCATTGCTTTTATTGCAGGATTTGTCACTAAATCATTAATTAAAATTTCTTTCTAATCATGGGATTACCTAAAATTATTTTCAATATAGCCACCACAGGGCTGGGACTGCTTACGGGGAATGTACAGAAAGTTCCGGGCGTGGTCATTACGGGAAGTACGGTTGCCGGAAAAATCACCATTGGAGAAAGTAAGCAGCTTTTCTCTCTGGAGGATGCGAAGGACGCAGGAATTACCGAAGCCGATAATCCTTTTGCCTATAAGCATGTAAAGGCGTTCTATGATTATGCCCAAACAGGTTCCGAGCTTTGGATTATGCTTGTTTCCGATGCTACCTCTATGGAAAGTATAGCGGATAATACTCAGGACTTTGCCAAAAAACTGCTTAATGAAGCCGGAGGCAGAATCCGGGTACTGGGAATTATCAAAAAATCTTTAGGAACGGAAACTGCCGCTAATGGTCTTGATGCCGATGTGGATAAAGCCGTTATCAAAGCCCAGAAGCTCTCCACTGAATTTGCATACAAATATTTTCCGGTAAGGGTACTTATCTCAGCTAACAATTTCAACGGAAACGTACAGGAGCTAAAGGATTACAGCACTACGGAATTTAACAGGGTTTCTTTGGTTATCGCCAATACTGACGGAGAAAAAGAAGCAAGCATAGGGTTAGCCCTCGGACGCCTGGCTTCTATTCCTGTACAGCGTAAAATCCACAGGGTACGAGATGGAGCGGTAGAAAATACAGCCGCTTACTATACTAGTGGTGCAAAAGTAGAAACGCTTACCACTGCCTGGGATGAACTTGCTGATAAAAACTACATCTTTTTAAGAAACTTCGCAGGGAGAGCAGGGTTTTACTTTTCGACAGACTCCACACTGACCAAAGAGACAGACGATTTTAAAACGCTTTCCAATGGTTTTGTAATGGACAAGGCAGTTATTATTGCTTACAATGTCCTGGTTGAAAACCTTGCAGACGAAATACCGGTAACAGCAAGCGGAACCATACACCCCGCTATTATAAAATCATGGCAGAATGCCATTGAAAGTAATATTAACGGACTGATGACCTCCGCCGGTGAGCTGAGTAATTGTAAAGTCATTATTGACGAAACGCAGGATGTGCTGACCACAGGAAAGCTGATTGTTCAAATTCAGTTACAGCCGGTAGGCTATGCAGAGTATATCACCGTAAATATAGGTTTCACAACAAAAATAGACGCATAATATGTTTAGTTCAAAACAATACAGCTGGTGCGACATCACCATTTCTTTTGGTGGAAGGATCATTGATGGAATTACCGAAGTTGAATACACCGAGAAAAAAGAAAAAGACCTGTTATACGCCAGGGGCTGTAAACCTCATAGCATTGTGAGCGGAAACCGCAGCTTTGACGGCAAGATCAGTATCTGGCAGAGTGAGCTGGAGGCAATGACAAGGGATGCATCGGGTAAAGATATCCTTTCTCTGGAATTTGACATCATCGTGGCTTATGTTCCTAAAGACGGCGGTCAGATTGTTACTGACATTCTGAAAGGTGTACAGTTTACAGAAGCTAAAAAGGGGATGAAACAAGGGGATAAAAACATGATCGTGGAGCTTCCTATTCTTTTCCTTGACGTAAAAAGACAACAGTAACTATAATTCATAATCAATTCAATCTTTAAGCCCGCTCTCTATGGGTGGGCTTTTTCTAAAAATAATAAAAATGGAAAATCTAAATCTAAAAACAGAACCACAGGATCAAATAGACGCTTGGAAGAAAAAATATGGAGAAATCTTCGTAATCTCTTTTGAAGACGGAAGAGAAGTATTTTTAAAAAAGCCGGACAGAAAAGTACTTAGTTTGGCAATGTCTAAAATGCAAACCAATCCGCTTGGATTTGCAGAAACCATATTAAACCAATGCTTTATTGGAGGTGATCAGGAGGTTAAAACAGATGATAGCTACTTTTTTGGTGCAGCCTCACAACTAGAAGGCTTGATGGAAGTAAAAACAGCTGAACTAAAAAAGTTATAGAGGATTCCAAAGGAGAAATGGAATCCAACTGGATAGGTTATATAAATACTGAAATGCAGTACTACCTGCACATTAATACTGATGATCTTACTGATGAAGAATGGGGTGAAAAATACGCACAATTAAATGATATAAGAAACAGGGAATCAGAAGCAAACAAAATTTAAAATGAGTTACAGTTTTTCAATATTTCTGCAAGATTATGCGTCTTCTTCAATGTCGAGGATTGCTAATTCTGTGGGTAATTTGCAAAACAGGGTAAACGCAATGTCTGGAAGTAGTCTCACCGCTACAGCAAGAGCGGGGCAAGGTTTTGATACTCTTTCTAACAGAATAAACAATACCGAGAATGAACTTTCACAGCTTGAAAGTCAATCGAGAAGAACTGGAAACGGATTTTCTGGATTGATTTCTATAGCTGGAAGATTTCTAGCAGCCTATGCTTCATTTGAAAGCGTGAAAGCCCTCTTTAATATTGGCGTACAGGCGGAACAAAGTCAGGTAAAATTTGAAGTTCTTTTGGGAAGTGTAAGCAAAGCCAATAAAATGCTTTCTGAACTGACTCATTATGCCAACAAAACACCATATAGTTTTGATGGTTTACAGCAAGGAGCTGAAGTAATGCTTGGTTTTGGTATTGCTGAAGAAAAAATATTACCTAGTATGAAAATGCTAGGTGATGTAGCGATGGGAAACAATGAGAAACTTTCAGGACTTTCTCTGGTATACTCTCAAATCATGGCAACAGGTAGGTTGATGGGACAAGACTTACTCCAGCTTATCAATCAGGGTTTCAATCCGCTTCAGGTTATTTCAGAACAAACAGGTTTATCAATGGGTGTTCTGAAAGACAAAATGGAAAAGGGAGCAATCAGTGCCGAGATGGTTAGTGAAGCTTTTAGACTGGCAACCTCTCAGGGAGGGAGGTACTACGGAATGAGTGACAGAATGAGTGAAACCGCAGGAGGAAAATGGTCAACCATGATGGATGCTTTTGCCGAGGTAGCCAAAAAGGTAGGTCTTCGATTTGCGGAATGGATAAAGCCTTTATTTGATATAGGGACTGCTTTTGCTGAAAAAATCATCCCTTTTGGGAAATGGATAATAGGGTTTCTACCCAGTTTAGAAACCTTTACGACTATTATGCAGATTTTAGGAATCGTAAGCCTTTCTGTAGGCACATATATGCTGATTGCAAACGCTTCTACTATAGCATGGGCAATCTCTTTAGGAATTTTAGAAGGAGTTATTTGGCTCGTAGAAGCAGCACAATGGGCATGGAATTTAGCAATGTCTCTCAATCCAATAGGTTTGGTCATCGCAGGAATTGTAGCTCTTATTGCTATCGTAGTGCTTTGCTGGAATAAATTCGGTTGGTTTAGAGGTGCTATTCTTGGTGTTTGGGAAGTTCTTAAGGGTTTGGGAACAATAATTAAAAATTATGTCATTAATAGATTTACCGAGCTTCTCAACGGAATTACAGGCATTGGTAAAGCTTTAGTTGCTTTTGTAAAAGGAGATTTTGAAAAAGCAATACAATTGGGAGCAGATGCCGGTAAAAAACTGCTGGGTGCAAATTCTGCAAAAGAAGTTTATAAGGGATATAATGATTTAGGCAAATTAGCTAGTAAAGGCTGGAACGAGGGAATGAAAGAAACCATACCAAAAACGGCAAAAAGTCTTCAGGACACAAATTCTAAAGCAAAAGCCGTACAACCAAAATCTAAACTCTTTGATTCCTTGCTGGGAGAGAACTCTAAAGGAGCTAAAGGAGGCAAAGAGAAAAATATATCAGCTGTAAAATCAAAATCTGATGGAATCGTGTCCGGAGGTTCAAAACAAACCAACATCAACATTAATATTGGTAAACTCAACGAAAAAATAGAAGTACACACCACTAACC